CCATCTATGTATGGCAGTACTGGAGCGGGTCGCTCGCCGCGCAGAGTAACGAACTGGGCACCGCGATAGCGGCGGGATTGACGATGCCGCACATGGTGATTATGTCGTTCGGACTGTTGTTTCTCTTGATCGCCCTGTTCGCGTCGGCCAGGTGGGCGGCATTGACGGCGGGCATCCTGTACAGCGTCGCAATACTGGTTATGCCGCCGTGGTTCTTTGATTCGGTCGCCGAAGCCGTGCTGTGCTACATCGCGTTCGCGCGGATGAAAAAGGCATAATGGCGCGGGCAAAAAAACTGCCCTCCGGAAGCTGGCGCGTGCGGGTATGCGCTGGCAAATCGGAGGGCAGATACATATATAAGAGTTTCACGGCGCCCACGCGGAAAGAGGCCGAATACGCCGCCGCGCAGTATCTCGCCGGCGAGCGGGAAAAGGCCCGCCCCGGCGCAATGACGGTGGGCGAGGCGATAGATAGATATATCGATGCGCGAAGCGCTGTGCTTTCGCCTTCGACGATCTGCGCATATCGAAAGATCAGGAAGAATAATCTATCGTCTATAATGCGCGTTCGGCTGGACCAGTTGTCGCCGGAGGACGTGCAGAAAGCCGTGAACGTCGAAGCTATGGCGCACAGCCCGAAGACCGTGCGCAACCAATACGCCCTGCTCACCGCCGCGCTGGCTGTGTACGCGCCAGGATTCGCACCCGCCGCGCACCTGCCGCAAAAAACGCGCACAGAAATAGAGATTCCCGATGCCGCCGCGATGCGGGCCATCCTCGACGATGTGCGCGAAACGCGGATGGAGCTGCCTGTACTGCTCGCCGCCGCCATGGGGCTTCGGCGCTCTGAAATTTGCGCGCTTACCCCCGCGGACTATGACGGGCACACGCTCACGATCAGCAAGGCCGCCGTGCTGGGCGATGATGGCGCGATCCACATCAAAGCGCCCAAATCCTATGCCGGCGCGCGCGTGCTCGCCGTGCCGGATGTGGTGGCAGAGGCCCTCCAGCGGCACCCGCTGCCGGTGGGCATGACGCCCGCTGCCATCACAGATAGTTTTGAGCGCACGTGTCGCCGCGTTGGCGTTCGGGTGCGCTTCCACGCCCTGCGCCACTACTACGCATCGTCCCTGCTGGCGCTGGGCGTGCCGGACAAATACGCCATGCAGCGCATGGGGCACGCTACGCCGCACATGCTCAAGGCTGTGTATCAGCACGTCCAGCCGGACAAGCAAAAGAGCCTAGATGCGGCCATCAACGCGGCGATATGCCACGATTTATGCCACGATGGCCAAGATGCCCAATAATTTCGGCATTGGATGTGGGTTCAAGTCCCACCACCGGCACCAGACAAGGAAGCCTTGAATATCAAGGCTTCCTTGCTTTTGCTTGATTTTGTTGGATTTTTGTAGTCCGGCGTATTGGACTAAAGTCCAGTAAATTGGACTAAAGTCCAGTATGCCGGACAAAATTATGCCACGAATTATGACACGCCGCCGCGCTGGGCGTGGACTGGATCGAACTAATCCAAAAATAGCAATATTCCCCCGCCATAGCGGCGGGGGAATCTTTTACTTCTCGACTTCCGGCAATCCAGCGATGGAAGTCAGCAGGGACAGAATGCCGGCAAGCAAAGAGGCGCTTGCCACCATGGGCCAGTTCACTTCGCTCATAACGGCGGCGGTGGCGATGGTGGCGGCGGCCGTCTGGGCTACCGTTTTAATGGCGCGGATGCCGGCGGCGGCGCACCACTTTTTCCAATATTCGCTCATATCATCCATTCCTTTCTAAATCTTCTATGCGATGATTCGCAACCTTGATTTGTTCCTCCAGCACGGGCACGCGCCGCGCAAAATCGTTATGCGTGCGCACTTCCCGCGTAAGTTCTTCCAACTTAGTTTCCGTCACTGCTTGATGCTTGTCAAGCTGGGCGTAAATATCTTTGCTAGATTGCCGGGATATGATAAGCTGCGCCACGATGGCGCACGCGCCCGTAATGAGCGCCACAATCACCGCGTCGCTCATTCTACAAGCCTCCCATATTTCCCCGAAATCCAGCCGTTTCTGCCGTTGTGCTGCACCAGATACCAACCATTTTCGGAGATTTCGCCGTCGAAGTGCAGCAGCATCCCGGAATACACCACGCCGATAACGCCCGCATTGGTGGTGGGCGCCTCGCGGACGTTGACTTGCCCGCCGGTCACGCGGACGCGCAGCGGCTCGCCGTCGCCGCTTTCGCGCTGATCCTCCATCATGGCCGCGTGCGATTCCGGGCCATAGATGCCGTCAATCTCCAGCCCGTGCGCCTCTTGCCACCGCGCGAGGGCTGCTTCCGTTGCGTCGCCGAAATCCCCATCCGGCCCCCACGGGCCGCACGAATAGCCCGCCTCAATCAGCAGCTTTTGGAGTTCTTTCACGTCCTCACCATCGAGTCCGTTTTTTAGTACTCGATCACCCAAAATGTAATCGGGTTCCGGTTCCGGCCCCACCTCACACAGCGGGCCATCGTTGAGCACTACAACAGTATGGCCTTTCGTGCGCGTTACAAGCACGTCGCCCCGGCGCAGATAATCGCTTGATTTGGTGTATTTCGCGCCGATCATCTCCACGAAAGCCCCGGAACGCAAAAGCGCGTTTGCCTCCGTGGACGTGTTGAAATTCGGCAGCATTATGCCCGCATAGGCACAACACACGCGCACCAGCGCGCTGCAATCCGTTTCGCAAGGGGTTTTTACTTCGGCGCAGTCGAATTTGTGCGGCTGCGCGGCCTTATAGAGCGTATCCCGCTGCGCTTGATCGTAGCCGATATATTTATTCCCACACGCCCAGCGCATATCGTCGGAGATCATATCCCCCGTACGCGCGCTTTTGGGTCGAAACACACGCCAGTCCTTTTTGTGGCGATACCAGTCTTGCACCCTCACTTCACGCCCGGTCTGGTCGCCGGCCTTGCCGCCGGTCGCCTTGCCGCGCTCATCGATGCTTGCGCCGCCGATTTTTACAGCCATTGAAAATCACCTCAAGTCTTAGTATAATATACGATCACAACAAATGTGGGCGTGCCGGAGCCGGTGAATATCACGTTCACCGCACCCGCCGTGGAAACACGCGCGGAAGCGTAGGTGTTCCCGGCGCTGTACCAGATCGGCAGCCAGTTTGCGTTTGTTTTGACGTGCCCGTCCATGCGGATTAATTTGTCGAAATCCGAGATGGTGCCGATTGAGCCGAACGACGTATGCGCGCCGGTGCTCACGAATATTTGCTTGTAAATCGGCTTCGTGCCGTCGCCGTCCGTCCACGTCGCGCCAGTATCCACCTCGCCGGCGGTAGTATCGTAGGATTCGCCGCCAGATCCACCACCCATCTCGACCGCCCAGTCTGGATTGACTTGAAATTTCGGATTGCCCTCCGTCGCCGTCGAAAACATGCCCAGCGCCACGCCGCCGGTGCTCGCTCCGGAAAGATGGAGCACGGCAAAAGCTATGCCGATAGAAGTCAGCGCCGACGCGGATTCGTATTCGTCGCCGTAGGTGAGCCGGAAATACCAGTCATGATTCCCGGAAAATGTCGCCGTTACAAGCGTTTTGTCCTTCGTCACGCCGACAAGCAAATCGGGTATCGAGGCTGTAAGATCAACGGTGGTGCTGGTTGCGTCCGGTTCGGCGTCCTGCGCGTAAGCGATTGACGCGCTAAAAGTCCCGGAGGGCGGTGTTTCCCCGTCGCTGATGGTGGACGTCACCCACACATATTCGCCGCCGTCGTCATCCTGCCCGCCCGCGTCATACCGTCCCACCTCGAAAACGGGTATGGAGGGCGTATAATGCCGATTAAATACCGCATACGAAAGCGAAAGTGGGTACATCTCCGAATAGCTTGTGGCGCTTGAATCCGTCGCCGAAATGCGGAGCGTTAGCCCGTTTGCGGCGCGCGTGCCGGATTGTGTAAGACTTGTACAAAGCGCATGAAGATTTATGGCCTCGTCTATGCTTTCAATCGTAGAGCCGCGACCGGTACTTTTTTGAAAAGCGAAAAACGTTGAGGCGCCGTTTGAAACGCCTAGCCCAACCATATCGCCGAATATGGGCGTAAAAATGCCGCCGCTATCAAGGTACCCCAATTCGGTTCGACCGATTGTAAGCCGCGTGCCCGAAACATTTTTTAGCGATACCGAAATCTTCAATATGTCGCCCGAAGTGAATGCGGCAGGCTCCATTGTTGCCGCCGTGATTTGAAACACGTTTTCGACGACGGGCGGTTGTGGGAATGTAGTTGTCATGCGCTCACCCCCGGAACGATCCTAAATGCGATGCCGCCATCCGCTGTGCGGCGCATCTGGTAATTGCCAAATTGCACATAGTTTGCCGCGAATTGAGCGAACGCCTCGCCATTGATCTTGATCTTTACGCCGGTGTTCGAGATCACGACTTCCCCGTTGCTTTGAGCAAGCCCGATGTGCAAGCCCTCGGAATCTACCCACATCAGCGTTGATAAGAACATGTCTGCACCATCGTTGTTCGTAATGGCTATCTTGAGTTCACCCGTTTCGAGATTCCAGTATGATAGCCCATTCGCGCCGGTGAGAATGCCCGCTTTAATCAGATTTGCATTGATCGTGCCCGCCGTGATGAAATCAGCCACAAAAGAGCCGTCAATCGTCCACGCCGTTTCGAACGGGCCGTTGTAGCCAGTCGTTGAAAATCCGATGCCGGCCGCGTTGATGCGGATCACGTTTACCGCCGTCGAAGTATCGGCCGTATCCATGATGAGAATTTCGTTAGGCTCGCCGTTTGCGTTGCGGCCAATCACCACATGGCCGCCGGTGCCGCCCGCGATGAGGTCGAGCGCGCTTTGGATCGCGTCGGCCATCATATCGCGGCTAGGGTACTGCCCCATGATTGATTCAACCTGCGCCATGATTGTATCAGCAAAGGACGTGCGCGCCGTGCCCAATTCCATCTCATCGTAAGTATCCGTGAGAGTGTTGTACACCACGCGAATTACCTGCATCGAGACGGCGGCCACATTCAGCGCGGAATCGTACACCGTGACGCGGTCGCACAGTTGCACGCGCTGGAGGACGGCAAAGTCTTTATAATCCTCCGTCTGTGCCAGGTTGACAAACGAAACCTTGATATTCTCATCCGGCACCCATGCGTTAGAGCCGTCAACCACGCTTTGAGCCTTTGCGCGCAGTTCCACTTCCGTCGGCGCGCTTTCGAATTCGCTTGACAGGTCGAGCGGAACCGGCACCGTGACGGATTGCCCGGTCGCCGTGACGATGCCCTCGGGGAGCGTGACCACTACGCCGGATTCGTCGTTCTTCCAGAACGGCGCAACGGCCGTATACATGCCCGAAATATCTTTTTCCTGCTCAATGCTGGTAAGGTTTACGCCGTATCGAATCGTTACCCCATGATCCGCGCCCCGGTGGAGATGGAGTTTCACCGTCCACTTGTCCCACTCGTATTCGCCTGTCCCGAATACGGACAAAACCGAATTCGTCTCGCCGCCCAGCATGGCCTTGCACGCGGCGGGCGTCTGCAACGTGTAAGTTTTGCTTACAGCTTTGTCCGTCCAGAAGGTGAACGGGTTCGAATTATAGCATTCAGTTTCCATCAAGGCGAGGGCTTGCGCACAGCTTGTCGCCGTGTACGGCCTCAAGATCACGTTGCCCAGCCGATAAGAAATATGGTGCGCGTTGAAGGTGACTAGGCCGTCAATTGGCGCGGAGCGGCGGTAGATGTCGAACGGCTGGATGTCGTGCGCGTCATCATGCGTTACGGCGATGATTCGCCCCTCGATGATTTGATCGTACATTCGCCCCGTTACGGGATACTGAAATTCGCATTCAAAAATGCCGTTGCGCTCTTCCGTGACTTTGCAGCTCACACAATCCACCAGCCGCCCAAGTCCGTTTGAGGTGAACGCCGTTTCGCCGGAATCGTACAGAATCGGGATCATACTATCCACCACCTCGGCGTTATATCGATTTGCGTCACGCCGTCGAGCGTGATTCCGTTTTCACCCGGCGCGAGGACGGGAAAATCAATGCCGGATACGGTGATATTTGCATCGCACGCCACCGCGCCTTTGTACGCGCGCATCATGGCGCAATCTATATCCGTGTATCCGTCTGCGCTGGAAATCGTAATGGTGTCGGAGCCGATGCCAACAGAGCCGGTGCCGTACACGCGCAAAAGCGGCTGCGCAGGAAACGACGTAGGATTCGTGATAGTGCCGGCCGCCGTAAACGTCTGCGCGGTTTCGCCGGAGATCAAATAGCGCTGGGGCATGCACTGAAAAACGATATTGAATTGGCCGGCATTATTGCGCCGCGTCGGTGAAACGGTCAGCGGCCCACGATAGGCCGCCATGCGGAATTCGTTCGGATGGTAGGTGTCCGTTAAGCGCCTATACCCGGAATCGGAAAGCAGAAGCGAGCGCAGCGCGGCGACGTTTGCGTCGAAGCTTGAATAGATGAAGGCCGCATAGGTCAGTTCGACGTTCTGGAGCCGCTTTTCCAGCCCAATCAGATCCCCGTTTCGCCCCGGTACCGCTATCAAATTAAGTTCGCGGGCGGGGGAGTTGAAAGTCCCCTGCCCGCTGATGTACACGCCACACGTGCGGCTGTCCACACCGCCCAAGGTGAAATAATTACGCATAGGCCACCGCCCTTTGCCGCTGTTGCTGTACCAACACCCGCTGCACCGCGCTTGCGAGTTCCTGCGCGTTCTGCCCCGGCTGCTGATAGATATTGATGGTGATATTCTGCTCGCCGCCGCCCATCCTCCAGCCGCGCGAACCGTCCTCAATGGGCGTTACTATCGCTCGCCCATTCACGACGCGCAGGTATTCGGGCGCGTACTCGCCAACGATGGCGCGCCCGCCCTCGCGCAGCGTGCCGCCTTTCGCAAGCTCCTTGATGTCATCCCACAGGGATACGTGCGAAAGGTTCGGAGACCACTTGAAGCCGTCCCAATGGATTCCGAACGGGCCATCAATCGCGGGAATGTTGATTGTGAGCGCGGAATTGATGCCATCAATCACGCTGTTTATGCCGCCGCGAACCTTCGCAGTCATCTTATTTATGAGCCGGATCACGGCATTCACGGCGCCTTTGAAAGTGTCGGAAAACCACGTCTCGACGTTTGCGAACGGCTCTTTGATCCAGTCCCAAATTGCAGTTCCCATGTCTACCCATCCGAGTTTCTTAACGGCTTCAACGGCATTGTTGAATGTATCCTTGAAGAATTTCACAGGCCGGTCAACCGCGAACGCGATGGCGCCTTTAATCCAACTCCAAACGGTACTACCAACTTTCGACCATTCGATCGAATAAATAGCATCTTTTGCCTCGCGGAACCTGTCGCCAAACCACGTTGCGATTGACGCAAGCGCGGTTGTGATTTTACCCCAAATGATGGTTCCGGCTTGCGCCCAGTTGATATTCATTATCACATTTTTCGCCGATGCAAAAAGCGTGATGAAAAATTCGAGGACGCCGCTAAAGGCGGACGTAAGCGCATTCCAAATAGCCGTCCCAGCCTCACTCCACGATATTTCGCCCGTGATGGCGTCTTTGACAGAAATGAATAGCGTTTTGTAGAAATCTACCACTCCGGAAAACGCATCTTTGATAGCGTCCCAAATCTTTCCCGCTTCTGTCGACCATGGCACGTCTGCGAATATCGCAGTAGCGCCCGCGCCGAAAGTTTCAGTAAACCACGTTGCCACATTCGCAAAAGCGCCTTTGATCCAATCCCAAATGGCGTTTCCGACGTCAGCCCAGCTAATACCCTTGATGGCCGAACTGATTTCAACAAATTTTAGCGTAGCCCATTCTGCCACATTCGCAAATGCGCTTTTGATCCACGCCCAAATTGCCGCGCCGACTTCCGCCCATTTGATAGCCTTGATGGCCGTGACCAGTTCGCCGAATTTTTCCGACGCCCACGCGCCGATTGCGGAAAATGCCGATGCAATCCACGCCCAGATTTGACGCCCGACGCCAAACCAGTCAATGCCCTTGAGGATGTCGACGATCTGCAAAAACGCCTTGCCCAGCACGGGCAGGATTTCCGGAAGCGCATTTGCTACCGCGCCTACGATGGACGCCACCGAATCGATCAACACGGGCAAGATGTCTTCGAGCAACGGGCCTAAGTTTTCGCTGATGATGGGCGCAATCTGTTTCACCGCGCCGCCCAGATTCTGCATCACGTTTTTCACAACAGGCAAGATATTCTTGATTACGTTGATGCCAGAATTCACGAGATCATCAATCGCGGATTTGATGTCGGTGCCGCCGCCGGCGAATGCAACAAGCACATTCTGCCACGCCGCTTTCGTGGCGTTGAGCGATCCTTCAATCGTCTTTTCCGCTTCTGCCGCCGTCGTGCCGGTGATACCCATTTCGTCCTGCACCACGCCGATTGCCTCGATGATGTCGTTGAAATTGTTGATGCTGTATTTTACGTTTTTCCCCTGCTGCTTTTGGAGCTTTTGCGCGTCTTTCAGCAGGCGCTCCATTTCCTGCTTCGTCCCGCCATAGCCCAGCTTCAGATTATCCAGCATGGTGAAGTTGCCTTTTGCGAATCCCTGATAGGCATTTTTGATGCTCTCAATGTCCGTGCCCATCTTATTAGCATTGTCGGACATCTGGATCATAGCTTTATCGGCCTGTGCAGCTGCTGCTTCCGTATCACCCTTGAGCGCGGAAATCAGCGACGCGGAAAAGCTGGTGACGGTGGACATGTATTCATTCGCAGATAGGCCGGTTGTACGCCACGCCTCTTGAGAGTTTGCGAGCACGGTTTCTTGCGCTCCCATAAGGCTATTATATTCGTCCGCTACATCATCAACGGATTTCCCGACCGAAGCAGCGTATTCCTCCAGCGATTTGCCGCCCGCGCCGAACAGCGTTTCGACGCCGCCCACAAGCTGTTCATAATCCGCATAGGCTTCCGTCGCCGATTTGGTGAGCGATACCACCGCCGCCGTACCAGCCGCCGCCGCTGCCGCGCCCACCTTTGCAAGCGGGATCAGCAGATGCTCCGTTACAGCCTTTCCCGCCTCGACCACGCCCGCGCCGATTTTCTTCATCGCGTTGCCAACCGCGTCGAGATTGATATTGCCGATCTTTTTGTATTCTTCCTTCATGCGCTTCAAATCATTTTCGGTATCGATGATTTCGCGCTGAAGGGCATCATAGTCTTCTGTGCTCAGGCTACTTTTTGATACGCTTTTAAGCTGCCTCAAACGCTCTTTGGTTTGATCGATGGCGTTTTTTAGCTGCCCCTGTTTCTGCGATAGTAGTTCGGTGTTCTTTGGGTCGAACTTCAGCAGCTTATTAATATCTTTGAGCGTGCCTTGAGTTTTGTTGATTTCTTTGTCGATGTCGCGGACACCCTTTATAAATCCTTTGGTATCCGCTCCTAGTTCAATCGTGATGCCGGCAATGCGGCTCGTGCTGGGCATCGGCTTTCACCTGCCTAAAATTTATCGAAATCCTCTTGCGTTGCAATCTGCCTGTATTCGCAGCCATCGTTGCCGCGTTCGACGATTATATCTGTCACTTCGCCATATTCCAAAAAATCGAGGTCGGGAACCGTCAGCCCGACCTCGATGCAGCGCAGCATAAATACAGCCGTATTATACTGCCTTTCGGTTAGGCGTCCGCTTTTTTTGGGACGGACGCACTTGCATTCTGGCCGTTGTAAACGGCGGCGATTTCCGGCGCGGCGGCAACAAGCGCGGCGGTATCGAATTGGTCAAGCCATTCGAGGTAGCCGTCTTCGTTCATCGCGGCCAGCTTCGCCCGGTCCCCTTTGGCATCGGCCATGGTGGAGATGATATAGCCCATCTCCATACAAAAGTTGATGTTATCGCCGATGCTCATTTCACCGTCGGCCTGCATGGCGATGGGATCGCGCCCGAACACGCGCTTGTAATAGATATTCGCCGATGCCATCGCAAGCATCGGAACTTCTTTTTCGCCAACCTTCACAACTTTATACATGTTATCCTCCTATCAGGTCGTAGCCGCCGCCGTCGGCATGGTGACGGCCTCGAACCAGGCATCGTACACCGTCGAAGCGGTGGTGGCGTTGGTGGATGCCTTGACGATGTCAGTGCCGAGCGCACCGCTGTAAACGGAAGTCGCCGTGATGGTGACGGTCTCCGTTTGCGGCTCGATGCTCTCGCCTTTGGTGGTGCTCGCCGCGCTGGGGCGGGTGGCGGTGCAATTGTACATTACGTGCCGGGTAGCCTGCTGGTCACCCTCGAACTGGAACAGCAGCGCGAAATGCACAGCTTCCGCGTTAAGGTTCTCGACCATGATGCCGTTACCGGAAGTGATGTAGCCAAGCACATCGGTTTTGAACTGGTCGATGATGCGCGCCATTTCAAGATCGCCGGAATAGCCGGTGTTGCCAACGCCGATCCAATAGGCGATGTTGTCCGCATAGAAGGGCGTATTTTCGCCCTGCGGCTCAAGGGAAAGGCTCACGGCGCCCGGGAATGCAACGGGCGTTCCGTAGGTGGCCGTGCCATCTGCCGCGATGGTGGCGATGGCATAGTACACGTTTTTCAGACCATACTTGATCTTGTTTTCAGCCATTGATAACTACCTCCATGTCATAAGCGATTTGAAACATTCGTTCCGAATCGATGTAGGATTCCTCCTTGCTGTACGCAAGGCCATTCGCGGTCAGCGCGGATTCCACAGCCGCTTCCAGATCAAAGCGCTTTTTGTCGGTGTAGAGTTCAATCGAAAGCGCATTGATGCTGGAATAGTTGATGTTGTCCGCTTTCAGATCGTCGTTATTGGGGTAAAAAAAGCAAATGAACGGCGGCGAAACGGGGCTTTCTTTGGAAAACTGATAGTAGGCGTATGGGAGGCCGATGCTTTCGACCATGCTTGAAATCTCTTGGAGCGTCATAGCCGGCTGATTACCTCCTTCTCAAATGCCTGTACCAGTTCGGCCTCAACCGGTGCAATGTGCGGGTGGCCCTGCGTGCGCCGGAACGTGCGCCCGGTGCCGTTGCGCGTGGCGTGCCCGTTTTCGAGCAGATGCGGAAGGCTCGGAATTACGTTGTAGATCGTTACGCTTACACTCGTTCGCGTAACGTCCACTTTCTTTTTCCAGCCTTTTGCGTATTCGCCCGTCCCGCGCGGGAACGTTTCGCGGCTTTTTGCGCGTAGGGCGGTTACGCCCGCGTTGCCGATCTTGTTTGCGATTTCGCCCAGATCAGCTTGCACCGTTTCGGCGTATTCGTTGATAATCTTTTCGATGGTGATATTCAGCTTGTCAAGCGCCGTTTTCCGTGCCATCGTTCACGCCCGCTTTCCGTTCGGCGTACAGCTCCATGATGTCGGTCGCCGCACGATATGTGCGGTAGATGCTGTACGTCGTGCCGTTGTAGATCACCGTTCGTTCCCCGCCGTAGTCGCCGTAGAATAGCGTAAAACGCCATTCCGGCTTTAGCCCATTCTGCCCGCCGTTGAAAAACTCGCTTTGGGTGACGCTATCGGCCTTGCAGAATACGCGGCGCGATGTGGGCACGTCCCGCCACACGCCAAACGCATCTTGAATCTGCGAATAGGCCACTAGGCTTATCACGTCTGACCTATCCAACAGCGGCACCCCATTCCGTGTAGCCGGTGCACATGCCAAGCTGCGCCTTCTGCTCATCGTAGGAGCGTTTGAGGCGCTCGAAGTCCTCCGGCTCGCCGAAATGCACGCGGCAATATGTGATTACGGCCATCTGGATTAGGGCGTCGGTGGTGGCGGTGTTCGTTACGCCCGCTACGCCCAAATCAAGCAAAGCCGCTGCGATTAGCGCGGATATTTCCGCGTCAAAGGCGTCCGTAGTGATTCGGAGCGCCATTTTTACGGCGTCAAGCACCTAAGCTCACCTCACATTGTCGCCTTGTATCGTGGCCTTCCAGTGCTCATAATCCTCCGGGTAGATGGCTATATGCCCGATGTGGCCGCATACCACAGATGGCTCGCACCAGATCTCAAAGCCCATATCGGTGGCGCGCTTACAAAATGCAAGGTCTTCGCCGTATCCAGCCATAGGCAAAAAACACGGGCCTTTGTTTAGTGTGACCGCCTTGAGGATGTCGGTTTCGATCAGCACGCACCCAAACCCGCACCCGGCAATTCGGAATGCCTCGTTCGGGTATTCCTCGAACCGCTCTACGCCCTTATGGATGTCGATGACCTTGAAGATGCACGAGGCATGCCCCTTGCGGCGGGCGTGGTATACGCCGGTCACAAATGACTTGCCGCTGAACATGAGGTCATCAAGTATCGTAGGTTGAAAGACCATATCAGAATCCAACCACAAAACATGACTGTATCCTTCATTTATGGCCTTGTTTGAGATGCGCTCGCGGGCGATGTAAACCAGCGTCCCGGAATCAATGTCGAGCGTGTAGTCAACGCCGTCGCGCTTCAACTGATCCAGCAGCGCAATGAGACACTTGACGAACTCGACATGGATGAAATCATGAGTCGGAATCCCGATCAGCAGCTTCATTCTTTTTCTTTCCCTTCCTCGGTATAGGCGGATTGTGGGCCGTCTCCACTACCGCCGAATGAGTCGAAAGCAAGAAATCGCAAACGGTCGGGGAAACCTCGACGATCTCCCCGGCCTTATGCGGTATCCGCTGATCTCGAAGCAGCTTGACCTTCATTAGGTGGTGGCGGCGGGCTTGGTGATATTCACAAAGCGGCCCGGCGCGGTGACGGCATGGGCGGCATACTGACGGCCTACCACCTTGACCATATCGGCCTCCGCCTCGGTCAGGTCATCATACTTGATGACCACACCATCGCCCTCGGGGTAGTTGACCTGCGCGCCTTCCAGATCGCCCACAATGGCATAGACCGCATTGTCGGAAGCGGCAGAATACGCAGGCAGGGCGGCGGAATAGAGCACGGTGAAGCCCATGAACGGGTCGATGGCGAAGCCGGCAGCCGCGTAAGCCGCGTAGAACTCCGCGTGGGTCAGCCTGTTCATGATGACCACAGGGTTCCGCGCTTCGTCGGTGAGGTTGCCGGCGGCGGTGGCGATGGTGGTCAGGCCGGGCGCAACGCTCACCTTCGGGATGCCGACAGCGGTCGCGGAATGGGTAGTGCCAGCACCGGAGATGTCGCCGATGACAGCAGCGGACAGCTTGCGGATGATCTGATAGGTCAGCTCATCGTATACATAGCGCAGGAAGCTCTCCCCACCCATGGCCACGGCCTCGTCGCTGATCTTGATCCACTTCTTGATGTTCTGCGGAATCATGGTGACGATGCCCAGCACCAGCGACTCCTCGGAGGGAGCGGAAGTACCTTCGGTGTGCACCACAGCCTCGGTAGCGGAACGCTCGAAAGCCACCTTCAGATTGCCGCGGAAATAGGTGCGGCGCACGCGGGACAGGATTTCATCGTTGTCCCACGCGGTGCGGACGATTTCGTCCACCAGCACGGGAACAGGAACCGGGCCGGAACCGGTCACGCTGCCGGGGTTGGTCTCGGTCAGGATGGCGCGGCACTCGCGATCGTCGCCGCTCTTGATGTAGTTGGCGTAAGCGTTGATATACTTCTTGCTGGAGCGGATTTCGTCCAGCGTCGGCGCTTTGGTCTCGGAGGCGGGCACGCGGGCGCCCACGGACGCGGAGCCGGCAACGGCCTTGCGAATTTCAACGCGCTTGCTCTCGGCGGCCTTGCGGGCCTCCAGTTCCTCATTGATGGCGCGGGCTTCGTTCTGGAGCGCGTCCAGATCGGCGCCGTCGGTTTCGACTTCCGCCGCGATGGCGGCCTTGCGGGCCTCGAGGGCCTCAATGGTCATGGTCTTATAATCCATAATCGCATTTTCCTTTCTTTTTAGAGTTCACACAGGATTTTGATTTTTTGCTTTTTGCGCTCGATCGACCTGGCTTCCGCTTTTGCGCTGTCCAGCGATGCCCGCGCGCTATCCAGCGCATCGGACAAATCGCGGGCCTGTATCGATGTGGCCGCGTATGCCGGGAACGTCACAGCGGACACCTCGAATACGCGGCTGATAGATCGAATATGCCGCGTCGGGTGCTCGCTTTCGAGATCGTCCCAGCTATCTTTATCCACCGAAAACATGAACGACATCCCGGTGATGTCGCCCCGGCCCACGGCGGAGTAAAGGCTTCGCGCGTCCGCGTTGTTGTCGATGTCCAAATCAACGCGAATACCCATGCCGTCATCGTCGACGGTCATCTGCATGGTCGAATTGTCGTTGTTGTTCCGGGAGCGGGCCAGCGGAATCATATCTGTGTTGTGGTTGACCAGGAACCGCACGTCGCGCAGGTCGGTCTGGTCAAGCGCGCCACCCTCAATAATCTCGTCATACCAGCCCAAGTCCGTCCGCGAATTGTACACAATCGGACGCCCGGAAAGAAAATGTCCGTGCTTCTCGTTTTCTTCAGCGCGGACTTCAAAGTTAAACGCTCTGATTTCCTTGTTCATCGCTTTCATCCCCTACGTTGTAATATTCGCCGCGAATCGGCAACTGCGATCCAAGCGGCTCGGGCAGCGGCGGCAAATTCCAGATTTCCCGTATCTCATTACGGGTCATTAGGCCGCGGTCGGCCATCTGTGCGGAAACTTGCAGCTTGTCGGCGTTGCTCATGTATTGCAGCCGGTTCGCCGTCGCCATCACGTAATTCCCTTGCGACTGTTCGCGGAATGTGAATAGCATTTTCGTCATGACTTCGGAGAACTGGATTGCGAACGGCTCAATGACGCCTTCATAGAACGCGGCCCATTTATCACCGTAAGCCTGGTTCGTGAGGATTTCCTCATTCACGCCGAAATAGTCGAACACGTTATCCTTGATTGCCTTTACCTGATCCGCGTCCACAACCCACGGCTTCACGTCCACCTGTTTGATGTTGGTGTAGGTGTTTGGGAATAGCAGCATTCCTCCGCCGTCGGATTCGGAAGAGAAGTTTTCAGCGGTAAAGCGCTTGCGCTCTTTGGCGAGGTCTTCCGCTTTCGAAAAGTTTGAAACCTGCGCCATAAAACGGTATGACGCCGCGCTTTTCACGCCTTCCCGGATGCCTTCATTCTGTATGTGTATCAAATCCATCGTGGGAAATAGCGCGTGGTTGCTCTCGCCGAAAAGGTCGCTCCGATACTGGAATTTTGTGAGCACGCCGCATTCCTCCAGCTCAATCGCGGCCTTTTGACCGTTCGAAAACTCATAGCGCAGATACGGCTGCCCGCCATACTGCACCACCTCGCACCGATGCGGCAGCGGCGCGTAAATCCCGGACGGCTGGCCGTATTCGTCCAGAATCGGCGTCACGAATGCCGTATTGTGCACGTCAAGCAGCGTCGAAAGGCGGTACATGAACTGGCTCCACGTCTGGAACTCGTTCGGGCCGTGCTTTAGCTTGTTTTGCAGCGCCGGCCGCGCCGCGCCCATCGTCTCGACGTGGAGTTTGGACATGTGCGTCGCTCGGACGTGGATCGCCGCGCGCACGAGTTCGGATTCGTACACCCCGCCTTCACGGTTCGTGAAATGCGGGGTGTAGCCGTCCAGCATGCGGAATACGCCTTTGTAATCGCCGCGTGGTTTCGGGCGATTGCCGAAAATTCTGTCAAAGAGTCCCAAAGCCTACCACCTCAATTATTCTGGAGCTGTTCGCCGATTTCTCCATACCATTTTTGCCGAACGGTCATCGCGTCAAGCAAAGCGGCGGCGCCGTCGATGTGTACCGCCGGTGTGACCTTTACCAGCTTGCCGCGCCCGCGCTCTGTGCTCATTTTGATTGCGCTGTTCAGCAGGTGCATTTTTAGCAGGTCGTTATCTCCGATGTGGATTTTTCCGTCCTCCAGCAGCCCTTGCGTTTCTTGGATCACGCCATACAGGTTCTCGCCTTGGAACACGTCGTCGCAGTGAAACCCGTACATTTCAAGGTCTTTCACCAAATATTGTGCGGAATATCGGTCATATCCAACTTGCAGCGGGAAAATCTCGTATTTCTCTACCAGATCAACGAACCATTGATAGCAGTCATGGTAGTCTACGAAATTATCACCGGACGGCTGCAACAGCCCGCGCTGGATATAGATGTTGTACGGCACGCCGTCGCGCTGTGTCGCCTCGTCGATTTTTTCGGCCGGCAGGAAGAATTTAGCCAGCACATACAGTTCCCCGCCGCGCTCAATCACGGCCGTTGCGGCGGTGAGGTCGCGCGTTTGGGATAGGTCGAGGCCGCCCACGCAATAGCTGTTTCGGAATTCCTCCGGATCAAGCGCCGGCCCGCTTGCGCGCTCTACGGTCTGCGCGGAAAGCCACGCAAGCGAACTGCTTTGCTTGATGTTGCAATATTTTGTGATGAATTCGGCCTTTTTGCTTAAGCTGCCCTCTGCAACGGCAATTTCCTCGATCAGATAATCCACCGATACGGACACGCCCAGATTCGGATTGCTCTTACGCAATTCGTTGATGTCGTTCCATTTTTCGACATCGTCGATGGCGTAGAGGACTGGAAGCAAGCGCTTTTCCTTCGAATCGCCCAGCAGCACGCGGGTTGAGCGCTTCATCAACTCATCATAGATTCCCTCGTTGATATAGCCCGCCGTGGACATCGCCAGCAAAAGCGGCTGCTTTCGTGCGCCGAATGATGACTTAATTACCTCATAGTATTTGAGGCCGGCGTCGCCCTGCCATGATGCGCACTCATCCGCTACGCATAGCGATATATTCAAACCGTCTGTCTTTTTTGCGGAAAACGCAAGCGGTTTTGCGGAGGTATTGCTTGTGGCGACATAAATATCTGTGCGGCGTTTTTGTGCCAGATCATCTAGTTCCGGCTCCTGCAAAAGCATCTGATAATAGGCGTCAAAGCACAAATTCGCCTGTTCCAGCTTAGGCGCGGCAAAATAGATTCTCCCGCCATACTCGCCGTCGAGAAAGGTGCAATACGCGGCGATTGCGGCGGCCAGTAGGGTTTTCCCGTTTTTACGTGCCACCACGAAAAAGCATTCGCGGAACTGCCGCACGCCGTTTTCATCGACGATTCCGAACAACACCGAAACAAAAGCCTTCTGCCACAATTCTAGCTTTATCAGCCCCGGCGCGAGTTCGCCTTCGTGATGATGGCAAAAGTTTTCGATGAACAGAATCGCGGCTTGCGCTTTCTTGTGGGCGTAAAAAAAGGACCTGCTTTCAAGCCCCTTGACGATCATCTCATACAGCAGCCGCACCCAGCGCCCGACGATGACGGTTCCGTCGCATATCTGCTGATAGTATGCGTATATATAATTATCCATCGTTCAACGCGGCGAGCAGCTCGCCCAGCTTGCCGCCGCTCTTTTCCTCTTCGCTCAATGCTTCGATGATCTTTATCAGCGTCGCAACCGTTCCATTTGCCGCCGTCGCCGTCTTGTTGTATTCCGTGATCGCCGGGTTCGCCACAAGGTTCTGACGGCCTTTGACGTATTCTTTCGTGACGGTCGCACCGTATTCGTTTATGGCGCGCTCCAGATCATTGAGTATCCTCATTTGCACCTGATAGCGTTTGAACGTGGTCACAAAAAAGAAGTTAGACGAAACTCCGCGCTCTTGGGCTTGTTCGAGTATTTGGTTCGCTTGCTCTTGAAGCGTCATTTTAGCCATTCAAAAGCACCGCCTTTTCGCCGGTTAGATTCTCCCAGCGCTGAATAATCACATCCACATAATGCGGGTCAAGCTCCATTACCCGCGCTTTTCGGTTCAGCTGTTCAGCTGCAATGATGGTTGTCCCGCTGCCGCCGAAAGCATCCAGTACAATCATGCCCTCTTTTGTGCCGTCCATAATGGCGTTTGCGACCAGCTCCACGGGCTTCATGGTCGGGTGAAGGTCGCACTTGCGCGGCTTGTCGTACTGCCAGACGGTGGTGCGGTAGTCGCCGTTTCGGTAGTTGTGGTGGCTCTTGGTCCATGTGTAGAAGATGGGTTCGTGCTGGTAGTCGTAGTCCAGCCGCCCCAGCGAGAAGGTCGCGCTGTTCTTCATCCACATAAGCACATGGCGGACTTCCAACCCTGCATCCTTCATCATCATCATCATCAGGCCAAGGCTCCCGCCCTGCGGGCTGGTGACGAAATAGACCGCGTCGTCCGCACAGTTTTCCCGCACGTTGACGAATGCGGATTTCAGCATATCGTAAAGCTCCTTTTCGGAGAGCGTGTCATTTTCTATGTTTTCGCAACAGCATCCAGCCTTCTGGACGCTGTTGAGCGTGGCGTTTTTATCGCCGATGGCTACGCCGTAGGGCGGGTCAGTGAATACCATGTCGGCCTTACCGCCGTCCATGAGCCGCGTCCATGCGCCCGGGTCGGTGCTGTCGCCGCACATCAGGCGGTGCTGGCCCAGCTGGTAAATGTCGCCGAGTTTCGCCTTCGGCTCAACGGGTTCATCCGGGTCGAAGTCATCTTCTTCGGCGGCATTCGAGGATAATGACGC